CCGAAGGGGTTAGGATTCACCTTACACCAATTCCCCCCACAATGCAAGCGGATTGGGTAACGATATGGTCACGGTGGGTAACGGTTCGGTCACGGCTGTCAGGAGTCGGCTGACAGAGGACAAGCCTGATTGGGCGCGCCCAAGAGTGAGGCCCGGCATGGTCTTTCAAGTAGACACAGCGGCCCGGGCCGATGCCGCAAAGGGTGTCAGGTAGCGACTCAGCGGGCGAGGTCATGGTTTCTCTTGTTCAGACGGCGGGGCGTTGGACACGACGGCGAGGAGCTGGGCCGTGAGTGCTGCCTTGTCCTCGTGGAGTTTGGCGTTCTCTTCGCGGAGGGCGGTGTTGATTCCGTTGGTCTGGGTCTTGATCGCGTCGAGCTTGGCGTCTTGCTTACCTAGCCCATAGACCAGGACGGTGAACGTGGACGCGAGCGCGAGCACGGTGAGTATGAAGCTGGTTAGGACTCCGAAGCTGTCCGGCTTGAATAGCAGGATCACGACGGCACCGATCATGCCAAATACCATGAGGGCGAGATAGCCCAGCACAACAGCGGTCTTATTCAATTATGAATCCTCACTTAGCCAAGGTGGCGTAATACTTTTCCAGCTCGCGCGAGCGTGCGCCCGGGATGCCGTTGACGAGGTAGCCCTTGCCGTAGAGCCCGTCGCGCTTTCCGGCGAGCTGGATGAGCCGCCAGTAGATCGGGCCCCGGATGCCGTTGCCGGACGCTGCGGTCTTGTAACCGAGCTTGCGACTGTTGAGGTAGGCGGCAATCCGCTTGACGTAGGCGACACCCCCGGCGGCGCTCGTGGCGGCTGTGTAGGCCGCGACTAGGTCACCGACGGGGACTCGCACGCCGTTGACCAGATGACCCTCCCAGTGGGGCCACTTGCCGCCGTCGGCCCCGCTCCTGGCTAGAGGGCTGCCGATACCGACGCTGATTGTGCCATTGAACGTGGGATACACATGCCGGAGCAGAACCGAGGTTCCATCGGGCCGGTACACGGTAACGGTAGTCCCCGACGCGGCTGCGGTGCCGTCCGCTATTGAAGTGATGGATGTGCCGGTCGGGACTTCGTAGTCGTCGCCGCCGACGTACCCGTAGCGCTTGTGGGTGGCGAAGTCCCAGCCTCGACCTCGCGGGAGGGGAGGGGCAATGATTTGTGCGCTCATGTCGGCTCCTATTCGGCGGCTAGGTATTTGTCGGGTAGAAACCCGTTGCCTGGAATGGTCATTGCGGTCTAACTGGTGAGCTGGTGCTGTTGCAAGAAGTCGATGATAAGGCCGTGGTCTACGGCGTTGTAGCTGGCGTAGTCGTGGCCGCTGGCGAGCGGGACACCGATGCGGTTGTCGGGGTCGGCGTCGATGAAGGCTTCGGTGAATGCCGGAAGGCAGATGGCATCGGTGAGCCCGTAGAAGATGAGCATGGGGATACCTGCGATGGAGGCGTCGGCGCGGTAGGTGTACGGGTTGCATGTGGCGCCGCTGGCGGCTTCGTTGTAGGCACCGCCAAAGGCCGTGTTCACGGCTCCGGCGAATCCGCCCCGGTTGTTGTCGACGATGTCGGCAAGGTTGATAACCGGGATGACCATAACGATGGCGGTGGGCTTGATTCCGCTGGTGTTGCGTGCCTGGTTGAATCCGGTTAACCCTCCCATTGACGCGCCGATGGCGGAGAAGTCATCGGCTGACCCGCCCGCGCGAGAACGCATTCGGGCAAGGTAGCTTTCGGCCTTCGCGTTGGCTGCTGGGGCGCCCCAGGAGTCGCCACCGTAGCCGCCGGAGATACCCGGCCACCGGCTTGACACGCGCTGGGTGAGGTCGGCTTGGTTGGCTGGGGCGGCGTCCAGGAGGTAGGTCGCAGTAGATCCCGCGCCGTGGTAGAAGATCACGCCGGAGCGGTCGGACTTGTTGATTTTCGGGTAGAGGTCCACCATGACCTCATCGGCCACCACGGTTCCCTTGCGGATTGTTGAACCAAACATTAGACAGCCACCGTTTCCATATAGCAGGGGGTCGGGTTGTCGGCGGCAAAGTACACGTTCTTACCAGCCGATAGTGAGATTAATTCGAGACTGACCGTGTACGACTGGCCGGGGGTGAGGCCGTAGAGGCGGCTGCTGGCAACGAATGAGTGCCAGAGCCCGGCGGGTACGCCCAGGGCGAAGGTTTCGGTGCTGGCGACGATGACGGGCCCGCCGATGCCTTCGGCGAGGTACAGTTCGACTTGTGCGGTTGTGGTGTCGTCCTGCCCGGACAGGCGCAGAAGGTAGTTCACCATCACCGGACCTTCGCCCGCGATGAAGGTGCAAGTCATTCCCGGGATGATGACCGGCGAGACCGACCCGGCGGTGACTAGGGTGGGGTCTTCCAACTGGGTGTAACCCAGCTCCCCGCCGGGGCTGTAGATGTTCCAGGCACCGTCGAAGGCGATGTAGCTTTCGCCGACATCGCGGGCGGCGTAGAGGGTACCGTCGGCGACGGTGCCGATTGCGGGGCGGTCGGCGTAGTCGCCCCAGGTCGCGGAGCTGACACCCCCGCCACCGATGGCGGACACGATGGGGTTGGCGGGGTCGGTGTTGTCAACCGTGATATTTGTACCGGGGATGACGGCCTGGACGACACCCGGAATTCCCTGGATGCCTTGAATGCCCTGGATGCCCTGGGAGCCGCGAAGGCTGCCGATGTAGGCCACGGTGGCGTGGGTGGGGTCGATGACGGCGGTGACGATACCGTAGTTGCCGTCGACCGACTGGCTGAGTACCAGGTCGCCGATGGTGACGGGGCGGAGGTCCTGGTCGACGACGAGAACCACGTTGGTGGTCCCGGCCCCTGCGATGGGAGTGGCGGTGGTGCGGAAGCTGAGCCCGGCGACGGCGTGGTCGGTGATGTACCCGTCGGCGTCGATCATCCAGGCGTTGAGCTGGTCCTCAACTGCGCCTTCCCAGTCGGTGAGTTGGTCCTGCCATGACTTCGCCCAGGCGAGGAGGACGGTGCGAATCCAGGTGCGGATGCTCTCCAGGATGATGTCGCGGTTCTGCCCGTCGACGTGGACGAAGGGGGACGCCTCACCGACCATGGGCGGGTTGAGGGGAACGTTCGGGGAGAGTACGGCGGGCGGGGCCGGGAGGTCCAGGGGCGGCGGGACGGGGTCGAATTCAGCCATGAGCGGGAGCCTACCATCCTAGATTCATGTATCCGGGGTATCCGGCGTTGAGGGTGTCGTCGCGCTCGGAGCGATCGAACACCGACAGGAATAGGGGCTCCATCGCCTCCAGCACGCGGAGGTCTACGTTGAGGTAGGAGGCGCGCTGCTCAGCCAGGAGCTTCATTACCGAGTCGCCCATGCGCCCCTGGTAGTCAACGTGTCCGGTAGCGTCTGAGACCTGGTCGGTGGCGTCGCTGGCGAAGTCGAGGTTGCCGCCGAGCTGCCCCTGGGGAAAGTCGCTGTGCGCGTCCCGGGACTTATTGGTGCTCGTGCTGTCTACGGTCGCGTCCTGGGTGGTGAGCGGCAGGTTGACAGTGGTCGAAACGTACAGCCGGTTCAGCTCGGACATGGGGCCGAGGTGGAGGTTGAGCCAGCGACGGACGGCACGCCCGAACTCGTCTGGGGTGTCGTAGGAGATTCGACGCCCGGCGTAGCGGTCGAGAATGTGACTCAGGAGGACGGGCCGGTACTCGTCCGCGAATAGAGGCATCTTCGCGAGGTAGAACGAGTCCCACGGCTCCGGGTCGCCGGGCTGCTCCCAGGTGAGGGTGGAGAGGCGCATGGCCGGGACTTTGATGGTTCCAGCTCCGAGAATGGGAACGTCGAAGGTCTCAACATCCTCTTGGCCGATGGTGTATCCATTGAACCGGAGAGCGTCTTCCAGCTTCATCGGGGTCGCTACCATGCGTGAATCCTACCTCTCCTAGTAGCTGATCCCGGTGCGCGGCGTGTTGGCGTCGGTAACGTCGGTTCCGATGTCCGCCAAGGCCGTCCAGACGGTGGTGCCTTGGTCGAAGGCCGCGGCGATGGACTCCCGCTTCTCTTGGGGAGCGGTGCCGATGATGGCGGCACCGTCGGTCTTCCAGTAGGTGTATTTCGTCATGGGGTCGAGCCTGGTCGGCGTGAAAGCCTGACCGATCATGTACCCGTAGCGCTTCCACTCCGAGAGGAGCGCTTTGATGCGTTCAGTTGACGGCATGGCGATAACGATGCTGAATGCTTGCTCCACGATGGCACGCCACCCGGACGCCATGCGGTTGGGGGTGCCCCCGCCGCTGGCAGAGAACAGCCCTTGGAACCAGGCGTCGAAAGTGTTGACCGCCGCCTGCCCGGAGAGGGTCGCCTGGAATGCGGCGATGTCGAACGATCCGTCGGTGGACACATCTAGCATCTGGATCGTGTTGCTCGTGGTGATGCCGGCAGTCGCCAGCCCGCCGATAGCGCCGATGGCTCCCATAGCGGCCCCGCCGATAGCGCCCGGGCCGCCACCGCCCACGGCCCCGCCTGCCGCCCCGGACACGGCTCCCATGACGGTCTGAATGCCCTGGACCCCCGCGTTGAGGGCTATCTGGGTGAGCCCCAGCTCCACGGCGAGCTGCTTGTTTCGGAATGCGACGATCCAGGACTGGTAGGAGCTGAACGCGCTGAGGTATGGGCTCATATCGGCCGAGGCAACCTGGGAGGCGGCGGCACCGAAACCGGAGTGCATGAGCCCGGCGGAACCGCCGACGGGGGTCTCGATCCCCTGGAGGGTGCCGAGGTAGTTGTAGCCCGTGGGGATGAGTCGAATGCTCGGCTCCCCGTGCGCGGCTCCGCTGACCGCCTGGAAAGCGATGTTGGAATGGGGCCACTGGTCGGGGCGGAAGATGACGGTGCTGTCGCCGTTGCCGACCATGATGTCGGTGAATGGGGCAGTAACGAGCTTGCGGTAGATTTCAGCGTCGTAGGCACCGAGTAGGGTGGTGCGCCAGTTGTTGAGGACGGCGGGGGTCGCGGTGAGCGACACGACCTCGGCAACGTAGTTGGGGATGGCGGCGGCAACCTCCCAGGACTCATCGGACGGATCGAGGCTCGGTATCTGGGGATCGAAGTCGGCGTCGCCGCCCCCGCCGACTACCCAGGACGGGACGAGTCGCACGTCGATGATGCCGGAGGTCACCCACGGGGCCCCTTGCATGATGGTCATGTACTCCGCGAAGCCCTCCATCGTGAACAGGTACACGCCGCCCCCGGCGGGCACCCCGTCGATGGTGGACAACTGCGATGCCTCGACCTTGGGGACAAAGGGGTCGATGACCGGCGTCCCGTTGGTGGTGAAGCCCCAGAAGTTACAGCGGTTGAACGCGCTAGCCGTGTTGCCGTTGTCGATCATGCCGTGGACATGAAGATGGGGCGAGTAGAGGCCGCCACCGTCGCCACTGGTGCCGATGACATCGCCCTCTTCGGCGTGCCCGTCTACGGCAGCGGAGCAATGCTGGAACCATATGGCGGTCATCGGGCCGGGCTGGTCGCCGCTCGGTTGGCGTGGCGAGGTTCGGGGTGCCGGAGTGTCTAGGACGAGCTTGACGACCATGCCGACCCCGGCCACGTTGAAGTGGGTGACCGTCCCGGCGGCGGGAGCGGTGAACGTCTGGAAGTTGTAGTTGAGGTCTACGCCGCCGCGCCCGCCGTTGTTGGCGATGTGCCATGCCCAGCCCGAGGCGACGGCGCCGCCGGGGTTGGTGATGGTGTGGCCGGGGAGGAGCGTGTCTACGACCTCGCTGGGGGTGTCTCCGGTGTATGCCAGCCAAGGGTAGTTGGCGGTGGGGATTTCTGACTGGGCATCGCCGTTACTGTCGATGGTGGCGATGGTGGCGACGTTGTCCGCTGAGTCGATGAGGTTGGCGTTGACGTGCCGGTCAAAGAACGGAAACCCCGTCCCGCCTCGGAGGTCGTTGGCTGAGATGACCAGCACCGTCCACGAGGTCGGGTCGGCACCGAGGAGCGCCGACGCTAGCACGCCCTGGACGGGCGGGGCGTCGATGGGCTCAGGAGCGGTCAGGTACTCGGCCCCGTAGGTGTCGTTCTGGGAGGCGGCCACGGCGATGTGCCCGCGCTCGATCATGCTGTACCCGAGCCCCCAGTCGTAGGACGGGAACTCGTCCACGTCGGCCATGAACCGGGTGACGGTTTGGTTGACATAGACGGGCGTGTAGAAGACATACCATTTCACCCCGAGGGCGGTGGTGATGCGCCCGTAGTTGTACCGGCGGGCGGCGACCTCGTAGGAGACCTGGGCTTTGAGGTTGTACTCCGGGTCGTACAAGACCTGGTCGGTTCCGACGATCCACGCGGCCCCGCCCGGGACGTTCGGGTTGGCGGTGGCGGCTATCTGCGCGTCGATGTAGGCGTCATAGGCGGCCCGGTTCAGCCCCACGTTTCGGTGCTGCGGATCGCACGGCATGTTTACCAGGGCGATGGTGACCTTGGCGGGATCGGCGGGGTAGTCGAACGCCTGCCCGGCAGGGGTGACATCCTCGGGGACGGTGTCGATGTGCTGCGCCATGCGGGGAGTCTACCCGACCGGACAGCGGGCACCTGGAAGGCGCGATTCGTAACGGTTCGGTAACACACGGTGCTTTATCAGGTTCAGACTGCCATGCTCGCCTTGCACGCCCGACCGGGCCTGTATCGCTAGATCAGGAAGCACAGAACATGACACCATCATTCAAAGACGCAATCCGCCTCCCGTCCGCCAAGTTCACGGAGGTCGGGGCAACCGTCTCCGGCACCGTCCTCACCCTCGAAGATGCGGACGTTCCGCACTTCAACAGCCAGGGACGCATCGAGGGCGTCGAGCTGAACGAGGACGGCACCACCAAGCAGCAGGTCGATGTCACCCTGGAGACCCCCTCCGGCAAGATCGTCCTGCACACCGGCGGAGCCATCACCTTCGCCATCGGACGCGCCCTGGGCGAACTCGGAGCCGAAGACCTGGAGCCGGGCGACCAGCTCCAGATCGAGTACACCGGCGACGGCCAGCCAACCGCCAAGGGACGCAACGCCCCGAAGCAGTACACCGCCACCATCACCAAGGCGTGACGATGGACTCCCGGCAGACGCCCGAAGCACTACGCGGCTACCGGGAGATAACGGCGGAGGTCCGGAGCGAAACCCCCTCGCTCCGGACCTCCGGCCTACCCACCCCGTACAGCCCCAAGGTTGCCGGGTACACGGCAGGCCCATTCCTCGACCCCCAGCTCATCACCCCGTCATCATGGCGGTGGTACAACACGAAGACCTACATCATCAGGCACTCGGACGGCCTGGACTACCGAGCCGTGCTGGTCTCATCGAACGGCGAGCCTGTCGGCTACTGGGCCGTCGAGAAGCTCGGAACACCTCTCCCACTTCCGGGACTCACATCACCTACTGAAAGCGAATCATGACAACCTACGAACTCACCGACGAGACCCTGGTCAACCGCTGGGGCATCACCGTCCACCGCATCAAGGCCGCCGTTGACATCCCTTCACACCGGGTCGGTGCCGGAGACATCGGCGGCTGGGTCGAGTCCATCGACCTACCCTCTGGCGACGCCCGGGTCTCCGGCACCGCCTGGGTCTCCGGCGACGCCCAGGTATTCGGCAACGCCCGGGTCTACGGCGACGCCCGGGTCTCCGGCACCGCCTGGGTCTCCGGCGACGCCCGGGTCTTCGGCGACGCCCAGGTATTCGGCGCCGCCCGGGTCTCCGGCGACGCCCGGGTCTTCGGCGACGCCCGGATCTCCGGCGACGCCTGGGTCTTCGGCAACGCCCGGGTCTTCGGCGACGCCCGGGTCTCCGGCGACGCCCAGGTCTCCGGCACCGCCTGGGTCTCCGGCAACGCCCGGGTCTCCGGCGACGCCTGGGTCTCCGGCGACGCCTGGGTCTTCGGCACCGCCTGGGTCTCCGGCGACGCCTGGGTCTCCGGCAACGCCCGGATCTCCGGCACCGCCTGGGTCTCCGGCGACGCCCGGGTCTCCGGCGACGCCCGGGTCTCCGGCAACGCCCGGGTCGATGGCACAGAGACCGAGGAAGAGGCAGACAGCGATGAGGTGAACTCGATAGCCGTCAGCACCGCCCTCATCTCGGCGGAAATCTCCGCTGGCCGTGTGGCAGCTCACGCGAAGCACGGGCTCAACTCCATCGAGTCCATTCCTGCATCCGACCCCCGCTGGCTCTCCATCCTCGTGGAAGAAGTCGGGGAGCTGGCGCACGAGCTGACCTACGACAGTGACGGCGACCTCACCACCCTCCGCCGTGAGGCGGTTGATGTCGCAACGGTCGCGGTTGCCCTCATCGCCCGTATCGACACCGACCTGGCACAGTGACCGACGCCTACGAATGGTACGACTACCGGGCCGTCCTATCCAGGGCGGCCCTCGTGTCGATGGTCTCCGGACCCCGTTCGATCGGCAAGACCTACGCGGCCAAACGTGATGCCGTCAAACGCACCCTCGCAACCGGCAAGCAGACCCTCTGGCTCCGACGCACCCACACCGCCCTCCGCCCAGCCAAAGTTGACTTCTTCGCCGCTATCGCCCGGGAGTGGCCCGGTTTCGAGTTCCGGGTGGACGGGCAGGAGGGGCAGGTGCGCACCGACGGCGACGAGTGGCAGACCGTCATCCAGTTCGCGTCCCTCTCGACAGCCTCCCAGATGAAGGGCACCGAGTACCCCGACGTTGACTGGATCGTCTACGACGAGTGCTTCGCGGACCAGGCTCTCGGTGAGCCGTACCTGGTCGATGAGCCGCTGCGCCTGGTCAACCTCTGGATCACCATCAACCGGTCCCGCGTCAACCCGAAGACCGGCAGGGCACAGACCCGGATGCTCCTGCTCGGCAACGCCATCACCCTCGACAACCCCTGGTTCCTGGAATGGGGCTTCGACGGCTCCCGGGAGTGGCAGAAGGGAGCCGTGGCCGGCGGCGACGTGGTCCTGCACCTGGTCGATGCCGCCAAGTACGAGAAGCGGGTGTCTAAGACGATCTACGGCAAAGTCCTGGGCACAACGGTCACCGGATACGGGGAGGGCGACTACTTCCGCCCCGACGGCGGCCTCGTCGTGGACGAGCGACAGGGGGACTCGCGCCCCTTCTGCACCCTGGTCACCGAGCGCGGCGTGTTCGGTGTGTGGCTGACCCCCGACTACCAGCGCCTCTACGTCACATGCGGGCCACTGGCCGACCCCAACTCTCCGGTGGTCGCGTTCGAGCTGAGCATGGTCCGTCCCGGCGTCCCCTACGCCGAGCCCCGCAAGTTCATCCGGTCAGAGGTTCGCCGCCACTACAAACGCGGCAGCCTCTACCTGGTCACCCCGGCGGCAATGGCAGCCCGTCAAGCACTAGCGAAGTAGGCTGCGCTCATGGCTGCCCGTAAACCACTCACCCCGGCCCAGAGAGCCGCGGCCACCCAGCGGCAGGCCCTCTACAGGGAACGCCAGAAGCTTATCCGAACCGGGCAGCCCATCCCCAAGTCGATAGCACCCAAGCGCCCGGCCACCTACCGACCGCCCCGCACAAAGACCAGCGTAACCGCGAAGACCATCGCCCGGGTCGATGCCCGACAGTCCGCCGCCCAGCGCGCGAGCAACCGGAAGGCAGCCGAGCACAACGCCCGGGCCGCCGAGCTGCGGAAGCTCCCCCAGGCGCGAAACCCCCAGCGCAACATCCACACCGCCAACGACGAGCCCCGCTCGGTGGCCCGCAACGCGGAGGCCGCCAAGATTCGGAAGGCCGCCGCAAACCAGCGAATCCAGGCTGTTGGGCGGGGTCTGAAACGGGACTTCAAGAACGGCGACTTTGAGGGCCTGGCGGACGCCCTGGACACCCGTGCCGAGCGCCAGCGGTTCCGGGAGCTGACCCGGCGGATAGGGGCTGTGTCGCCCCAGGCTCTAGCCATCTACTTTCACAATGAGGGCGGCTCCGGGGAGTTCAACGTGGCGTTGAAAGAGATACGCTACCCGGTCGACGGCGGCGATGCCGGGAGCGGCCTCGACCGGCTGGAAGACCTCGCGCGGTTTGTCGAGCGGGCCGAGGAGCTGTACGGGGAGTCTGCTATCGGAAAGCTCAACATCTAGCCGTTATCTGACCGTTATCCGACCGTTACAAATCCTCTAGGCGTTTTCTCAGGTTCGGGCTTAGACTAGCCATGCTGGCAATTCAACAACCCCAGCGGAATAGAGAAAATCATGGCTAAGTACACCTACGGCGAACTCGCCGCAAGCGAAGTTCCCGCCAATAACATCGAGCACTACACCAACCAGCTCATGCACCGCCTAGGCGCGCTCTACCCGGACAACGACCGAGACACCACCATCGGTGAACTCCGCGACATCTGCGCCAAGATCACCGAGTACGCAGACGCACTCGACACCGAACTCAGCCACCTCGCGCAGTCAGATTTGATTCTTGGACCGAACGCATGACCGCCTCCGGCCTCTGGTACTGCCACTCATGCGAGCACACCGCCCCCAGCCTCCCCGCGGCCCGACGCCACGCCAAAGACTCCGGCCCCGTCTACCGCAACGGAAAGGCAATGCGCCATCTGCTCACCCGTGACGAGACTGCCGCTATCGTAGACCGCGAGGCGGCGAAGTGACCGCCCGGCACCTAGCGCTCGTTACACCTGAAACTCTCCGAGTCGAGCTAGAGGCTGAAAGCTTCATTGACAGCCACGACCCGCACGACGGTTTCTCACCGCCTCCGGCTCCGCCTCGGAGCGCTCGATCGCACGCCAACACCTACCAGCGCACGGCCTGCCCCAACTGCGGCGACGCCGGGCGATACCAGGTAGACGGCATCTGTCGTTCGTGCGGGTGGTCGGTTTCCCAGCCGGTGCCTACCGATTTGCCGGGTGCGCTGTGAGCGCCTCGACTCGGGATCGGGCTATGGCAGGTAAGACCACCTACCGCGTTAATGTCGCTACCGGTCCCGATCAGAACGGGAACTTCACCGAACATGGCGATGCTGAATGGTTGAACGAGGCGAACGCGAAAACCTACGGCGTGAAGCACCTGGCCAAGCATCAGGCGGCCTATGCGTCGATACGCAAGGGCACCTACATGCCCGAGGAGTACCCCGACGAACAGTACGGCGTAGTCCTCGATGCTTGCTGGGAAGAGGACGAGCGTTGGTATCTGGACGGCTGGTACGACCGTGAGGGCAACGTGGTTTGGGAGGGATCGCTGTGAGCGCCGCTAACGACCTGATCGCCTCTATCGACTCCATGTATGGGGCCGATTCCCTAGCCGCAATCGCTGTCAGGCAGGCTCTGACACTTCCGAAGCGCGGAAAGAGGGCCCGTAGATCGGTCGAGACCCTGGACTTCATCGCCCTGGTCGGGCGCATGATCCGTCGCGCCGGAGTCCGGGCCGGGGACGCCGACGAGCACGAGCTGCGCGCCATGCTCGGCCTCCAGGACACCCTCACCGAAGCCCTCCAGGTGACCGTGGACGGGCAGCGCTCCATCAAGCGGAGCTGGGCCTACATCGGCAACGCGGCAGGCATGACACGACAGTCGGCTTTCGAACGGTGGGGAGGCATCCAGTGAGAGTCCGCCGTTACCAGGGGCAATACAAAGTGCCGCGCACCGCTACCGTCGGACGGATGCAAGACAAAGCCCGCGCCGAGCTGGAGACCCGCTGGCTGGCCGCGATAAAAAACCCAACCCAGTGGTGGCTCGACCAGCTAGCCGCTGCCGCTACGGCCACCAACCGATCCATTGAGCAAGTGGTAGACGGGTGGGGCTTATGAGTGCTGACATCGACGGCGACGGGCGCGAGGACGAGACCACCGCCACCTGGTACGCGGACGACTTCGAGACCACCACCGACCTCGACGGCATCCCGGAGCCGTGGACGCTCACCCAGGAGGAGCGCGAGGAGAACGCCGACCTGGAGCCCGGGCAGACCCGGCTCCGCGTCCGGTTGAAGTCCAAGTCCAACCCGACCACTCGCACTATCACCTACCGCCGACAGGATGATGGCGCCCTCACCGCAACCACCCGAACCGGACGAGTCCGCGTCTGGGCGTGGGCTATCCGCGAGGTCGGCGGCCCCGGCATCTGGCGCGGCACGACCATCTACCAGTGGGTCGCCAAGGCGTGCGAGCTGGGCGGCATCCACTGGTTCCACAACCTCCGGTTCGACGGCGCGTTCTCTGACGCCTACTTCCAGGACAACCTCATGGCCGGGCTCGGCCTCGGGATGCACGCCGGAACCTGGCGAACCAGCCAGACACCCGTGGGATGCTTCTCCGCCCTCATCTCCGACACCGGAGCCCATTACTCCCGGTTCGTCCGCGCGCCCGGCTGGGGCCACTTCGAGATGCGCGACAGCCTCAAAAAGTTCCCCGCCACCACCATCGCCGCGCTTGCCACAATGTACGGGGCCCGCAACCCCAAAGGCAGCATCGAGTACGAGGCCGAGCGACCCGCCGGATACCAGCCCACCCCCGAGGAGTGGGAGTACCTGGAGACCGATGTCGAGATACTAGCCACGGCACTCCTCGCCGCCCAGGAGGCCGGAGCGCTCGGCCTCACCATCGGCGGCGACGCGATCAAAGAGTACCGACGGACGATGGACCACGGGAAGTTCCGAGGCGTGTTCCCGATCATCGACCGAGACACCGACGACTTCATCCGACGCGCCTACCGAGGCGGCTGGACATGGACGAACCCCGAGCACCAGGGGAAGGTGCTCGAAGCACCCGACGGGGAGGAGCTAGGTGCGGTCGAGGATGTCAACAGCATGTACCCCGCCGTCATGCACCAGTCCCCCTACCCTGTCGGCGTGCCCGTCCGGCTCGCCCCCGGACAGCACCAGCTGGACGGTTTCCCCCACGTCATCTACGGGGCCCTCCTCGACGCGACGATCAAGCCGGGCCGGTTCCCCATGCTCCAGGTCAAGCGCGACGCCCGCTACAACCCCGTCCAGTACCAGACCGAAGTGGAAGCGATCGAATGGTATGGAACCGAGGTTGACTGGGCGCTCCTCTACGACCAGTACGACGTGAAAGTCCACGAGTGGATCGCCGGGCTCGCGTTCGCCTCCCAGGACGGCCTCTTCCGCCGCTACATCGACAAGTGGATGGCCGTGAAAGAGGGGGCCGGGGCGATCATGGCGGCCGAGAAGGCCGCCGGACGGTACGGCTCCCCCGCCTGGGCCAAGGCATCCGGGCAGCGCACACAAGCCAAGTTCCAACTCAATAACCTATGGGGCCGGTTCGCCATCAACCCGCTGCGCGCCTCGCGTACCCCCGGCCTCGACCCGGACGGCACACCCACCTACGCCCTCAACCCCCAGGAGTACGGCGACCCCTGTTACACACCCGTCGGCGTCTGGACGACCAGCTACGGACGCGACCGCGTTATCCGGGCCGCCCAGTCGTTTGGCTCCGATTTTCTAGCCGCCGACACCGACAGCATCCACCATCTCGGACTCGACACCCGCAACCTCGACATGCACGACACCCGGCTCGGCGCGTGGGCACGAGAAAACACGTTCACCAAAGCCACCTACCTACGAGCCAAAGCCTACGCCGAGGAGGTCAACGGGGAGGTTGAGGCCCACGTCGCCGGACTCCCCCGGCATCTGCTCGACGGGGCCCGGGTCGAAGACCTCGTTATCGGGGCGCGCTACTCCGGCAAGCTCGTACCGCGCAAGGTGCCCGGCGGGATCATCCTGGAGTCCACCGACTTCGTCATAGGCGAACGCGACGCATGGGGGCACCGCTCGTGACCGTCGCCTACTTCCGCCGTCGTCAGTTCTACGGCGACTACAACACCACCCCGCCCAAGTGGCACGTCTGCACCGACGGCCTGCCGCCTGAGTACGGCACCGCCATCGCGCTCTGCGGATACAGCTACCGCAACCTCCTGGGAGGTCTGGCGTTCAGCACCGACACGCCTCCGAGGCCGAAGGGCGAGCTATGCGCCAAATGCGCGCGTAAGCTATCTGTTGCGACTTCCGTTTCCTAAGTCACGACGCCAGCCACCAGGGGCCCAAAGCCCGGCCCGTCGTAGCGCACATGAGGATGAGCGGCGACCGACACGGGCAAGTCCACCCAGCGCGCCCCCGGTTTCGACTGGGGGCGTGCTACTCTTTCCGGCATGGCACTCAAGCGCAAGCCCCGCAAGACCCCGGCAGCCGTCGAGGTAGCGCCGGGCACCGAGCCAGTAGTCGATTCGACCACTGAGGATGACGGTGTACTGGTCGAGGAGCGAAAAGCCGAACCCGCCAAGCCAACCCAGCCCGCACACCGGGGCTACGACTACGACCGAGGATTCTGACAATGGGCCTGAAAGACAAGCTGCGCGAGTTCCTGGACACCGTCGGGGACGATGACATTGACGACCCGGGCGAGGCGGGCATCCGAGAGGGCGACGCCCCGACCGACGAGGCCGACCAGGTTGAGGAGGTAGCCGACGGCGGAGCAGCCGACGAGGGCATTGACGAGGACGTTGACGAGTCCGGCGACGGCGACGACACCGACGAGGATGCCGACAGCATCGAGGACGACGGACTCCAGGACTCAGCCGAGACCGTCGCCAGCCTCCGCGCCTCCCTCATCAAACTCGGCACCGAGAACGAGCGACTTCGCACCCGCCTAGCCGAACTCGGCGGCGACGCCGCGCTCACCACCGACCTCGAAGTCGAGGACGAGGTCGAAGAGGACGAGCCCGACGAGCAGACCGACGAAGAGGCCCAGGCCGATATCGACTCCCAGCTAGAGCAGATCGAAGCCCTCCGGGGTACGAAGTAACACGCCGACCGCCCTGCCACACCCGCGAACCGCAAACCCGCTAGGATACCGACCATGTTCAACATGAAGCCCCGCCTCCGCTACATCGTCACGGCACTCGACAACGTCGCCCTGATCGAGACCATGACCAGCGGCCAACTGGTCACCGAGCCGAGCCCGGCAGCCCGCTCCTACTTCGCCGCCAAGCGCGACGCCCTCTTCGCCAACCCCACCCAGAACGCCCCGTTCTTCGAGAACGCATGGCTGCCCTGGCGCGAGGCGTTCAGCGCCACCCGCAAGTGGGAGGGCTACTCCGACCGGCTGGCAGTCCGCCACCGCGACCTCTACGCCAACAGTCTCCTCCTCGACGCCCACGGCGTCCCCGGCACCATCCAGAACAACCCCAACGACCCGCAGAACGAGCTTCGCCTGCGTCGTTTCCGCCCGCTGTACAGCCAGGCGACCGTGTACCAGAACCGCGACGAGTTCACCCCCATCACCGTGGACACGAACCAGATCGCCCGCCTCCTCCAGTCCGGCTCCCCGGACTCCACCGCCGCATTCGACTTCATCGCCAACCAGGTGACTCAGGCCGAGAACCGCGACATGGCGGGCGAGTTCCAGACGCTCATGCAGGCCATCGGGGAGAAGGCCGCCCAGCTCGGCATCTTCCATGTCCAGCTCCCCGACCTTGGACCCGGGGCCACCACCGATGACGCCCGCGACTGGGCATCGACCGTCCGCACCATCGTCCGCGAGCTGGCCGACTTCGTACCCTGGTTCAGCCCGGCCAAGGCCATCCAGACAGTGCCGATCGAACAGGTGCGCCTGGTCATCCGGCTCTCCACCATGCAGCGCGTCGGCGCGCTCGGCTACGGGACCAGCTTCAACCCGGAGTTCGTGTTCGCGCTCCCGGCGGACCAGATTGTCGAGCTGCCCGACCACTACTTCGACCGAAACCCGGGCCTTGCTGACAAGCAGATGTTCCTGGTGGACGCCGGCAACGACCAGGTCTACGGCTCGATCATCCTGGATGACACGTTCTTCGACTGGGGCGTGGACCCCTACGTCATCAAGTCGTCCGAGAACCGAGCCATCCACCACTCCAGCATCCTGGACGTCAACCCGTTCAAGACGTTCATCACCGGCGGCGTCGGAGCCGGGACGGAGATTGTCACCCTCCAGATCGTTCCCGACACCATCACCGCCTCCCTCTACGGCCCCGACGGCGTCATTGCCGACGCGGGTGATGTGGTGCGCGGCCAGCGGTACTCGACCACCGCCGCCGTCCTGGACGCCGACGGATTCCCCGCTGGCGGCTGGACGGTTGCGGTCACCGGCAGCGACAGCGCCACCGGTCGCACCGTGGCCGACCAGTACGGGAACGTCCAGATCGCTATGGACGATGTCGCTACCACCATCACCGTCACCTGGACATCCATCCTGGACGACAGTGTCACCGAGGTACAGACGTTCGACCTCACCGGCCCGGCAGCCAACTATGACGGCTCCGGCATCATCGTCGTCGGTTCGACCACCCTCGTGTTCGCCGCCGGATCAGGTTCGGGCGGGACGCTCACCTACTCCACCATCCCGACCGGTGTCGTCCTCACCCAGTCCGCCGACGGCATCACCTACACCGCGATCACGCCCTCGCCCATCGCCGTCGGAACCGGCGACGACCTCTACATCAAGGAGACCGCCTCCGCCGGGTACGTCTTCTCCGATGGTGAGGCCGCCCGCATCCATGGCCCGTACACGGCAGCCTAGGCCCCTCACATGGGTAAGCGCGGGTCGGGGCTGCCAAGCTCCGGCCCGCGTCGGTCTTCGAGAGGACAGCCAGAATGACCCGGTACAAGGACACGAGCCCCGCGCAGATCAACTCTGGCGACGGCCCGTTCAGCCTTGCCGACGACAACGCCATGTACCGCTTCTACTACGCGAAGCTCCTCTCCATCTGCACCACCCGGTTTCGCTGGCTAGGGCTGGGCGACTGGATCGACCCCATGCGCGTCGAATTCCTCCTGGTCACCCAGGGTCTCGCCACGTTCACCTTCGTACGCGGTAAGGACACCGGCCTCGACGGGAAGGAGCTCGGAGAGCCCGCCGGTAACACCGTCGCCCGAACCGACTACTACAGCAAGTCCACCATCCCCGGATCGATGATCTTCTGCGACCGGTTCACCATCACCCGGGCAGCTGTGACCGGCACCCTGGACGACACATTCACCCCCGCCGGATACCGCACCTACGCCCCCAACGGAGCCGGGAACAAATCATTCAACACCACCGGCCCCCTGGAGGAATGGGAGGGAGTGCCCATCTGGGGCGACATCAACCGGAGCTTCTACGACCAGCAGACCATCGCCCTGTTCGCCCGCCGCCTGGCCCAGTCCGCCGTCATCGTGGACACCAACATGAAAGCCACAACCCGGGGCATGGTCCTCTTCACCGACCAGGACGACCTCCTATCCAGCCGAATCGCCCTCGACTCGATCTACCGTGGCTTCGACACCGCCGTAGCCAAGGGCTTCGACCTCAACAACATAAAGGCCGTGGACTTCGGCGTCCACCCGGATACCGTCATCAGCTCCCACCAGATCACCATGCGCATCTGGGCCGAGGCCCTGGAATCACTCGGCGTGAAGAGCCCCGCCGACGAGAAGCGCGAGCGTGTAGTGGTAGACGAGGTCGGGAGGGACGAGAGCCAGATCGGCGCAATCCGCCGTGCAGCCCTCACCCCGCGTCGGCAGGCGGCCATGCTAATCAACCGCCGGTTCTTCTCTGGGCAGCCTATCGTGGAAGTGATCGACCAGGATGACTAACGGCCAGTCCCTCGCATGCTGGGTCGGCATCTGCGACGAGTGCGTAGGATGCGACTGCCGATGCCACCGAGCGCGCCGATCCTCGATCCACTGTCAGCCCACCCCTGATAGCCGTGACCGAACCGTTACCCACCGTGACCATATCGTTACCCAATCCGCTTGCATTGTGGGGGGAATTGGTGTAAGGTG